AACCGCGTAACTCGGCATTGCTGGCACATCGGAGTCTATTTAGTTATATCGAAAGGGGAGCCTTCCCACATTTTCTTCATTCTATTAACGATTGCTCTTGACCAGGAATATCCTGCGTCACCGCCCCAGGCGTCCCACATGATCTTTCCATTTGATGGATAGCCTTCTTCGCCAGGAGAGAATCCCTTTCCCTGCTTATCTACTTCATGTCTAGAGAAGTAAGAATACATTCTCTTAACTGTATCTAATGAAAGGGATTCTTTTCTTGCCAGTTGTCCCGCCCGTGTCCATCCAACAGATGTTCCCGCGCCTTTAGCCTTACCTTCTTCTTTCCACTTCAATGCTCGTTTCGCATTTGATGACATAGCATCAGTGGGCTTGTATGTTTCAGCCATTTATTTTTCTCCACATCCAAAAACTAATATAATATGCATGGAAGTGTTTATGGCAAACTTCGGTTTTGAAGTTATCTCTTTCTCCCTGCCATTCTGCTGGGCTACCACAAAATTTACATTCCATAACAAATTATAGCATTCCAAGTTTTGTCGCGTAATCATACATCATAATTCCACTTGCGACACTAACATTTAGACTACGAACACTCCCAAGTTGTGGAATCATCACAACATCGTCTGCCATCCCAAGACCCATGGGGCTTACGCCCCTTGCTTCTTCACCAAAAATCATAAAGGTATTTGGACTCCACTCATATTGAGTAACTGGAATAGCCCCAGGAACATTGTCTACTGCCACCCACTTCATGTCTCTAATATGAGGCTCATTAAGATAAATATGATCTAGTGATGGAGCGTATTTAAGATGAACATAGTTTTGAGTTCCTACTGCTCCACGCCTGTCCCATCTTTTATTACCAATGATCCAAGATTCTTTTGCTAGAAATGCATTAGAGTTTCTAATTCCAGAGGCTTTATTAAAGTCGCCAGAAATATTTTCAAATCCTACAACAAAGGGAAGGCGCTTCGTGTCAAGGTCGGCCTTGATCTGATCGTTCTCCCACTCCTTGTAGTAATCAATTACGTTCCGTGTATCCTGGGTTTGGATATCCGCCATTCCAAGTTCCTCCATTGTAGGCTCCTGTGCTGTAGATTAGATACATCATTGATTTCTCGTCCTCAGTAAGTTCTTCTGAGTCCGCCCAATCTTGTGACTTATCAGTTAGATAAATATATGCATTTCCCTTTTTATCCATCTTCAGATCTATAAATCCTTTGAACCACAAAGAATTTAAAATATCTGAATCCATCTGTCTCATCCACTCTACAAGTTCCTCCTGCTCTTTATAGAATAAAGGAGTAACTTTATATATTGGATCTCCAACAGGGTTATATCCTACTACCTCAATATACCCACGGTCAAGCATTATCTCTATGAGTTCTTCATTCATGTCCATATTAAACCATTCCTATAGATTGAATGTAGTCATCTATGTTGTTCGGGCTAGCGGCTGGTGGCTTAATAATATTTTTTTCCGCCTCTTCTCGTCGCTGGTCTCTAATAAATTGTTTGTATGTATGCACTTCTATCTCTATTTCTTCCGACTCTTTTCTAGTATTTGAAATAGTATTATAGATAGATCCACATACGGCATCAGAGAGATCCTTTGATCCTTTTCTTGGGTGATCAACCTTATCTCTAATTATTCTTAGTTGAAGCAATTCATCTGTTAGAAGTTTAATGTCTGGACCTATAATTCTTTCTTCCCCTACCAACATAGCCATATCATCGTAATGCTTCTTGGCTACAGAAAGTGTTTCTGTTTCTATTCCAGCCATTCTAAGTTCTGCCATAATGTCATGAGAGTTCCACCTATCAAAGGTCACCTTTTTAATATTGAATCCCCTAGATCTAAGATCTATAATAAATTGTTTTACCTCTGAAAAATCTACAGATTTATCAGCGGTGGGGGTCCACCATCTTACACAATCTACTACAACTATCGGACTTACAACCCTATGACTCATAAATGATTTAATCTGAACCCACCTGTCAACATGGGACATGGCTACAGCGCAATGATCATGCTTCTGGGCAAGATCAACATGGATATAATATTCTTTACCCTCCTGTGGAATAAACCAATCCTTAAACCTTCCGTCCTCATCTACACCATTCATTGGTTGATTAAAGCACGCCAGAATCTTTTCTTTTGATTTAAAGAATGCATCTACTGCATCTGGAGGCATACAGGCAAATCTTCCAAGAGCGTCGATTGGATTGTTATAGAAGGCAATTTTAAAATCATTGATAGATCTAGTTGGATTAACTTCCCAGGTGGGCCTCTTTAATGCAAATACTTTAGGATACTTATAGGCATTAATTTGATCCTCTTCCCACTCAACAGTGAATTCGTTCCCTGGCATATTTTCTAGTTCTTCATCTAGTTTGAATGTATGCGATCTAATAATGACTTCTTTGTCCGCCACGACTGCATCATATCTTTGCTGGATAAAATCATTCTTATATCGGGGGAAAGATAGGAGGACTACCTTGCCAAAATCTGGGAATCGTGAATCTACAGAGGCTCTATACATATCATAGATCGCCTGCCCAGTTTTAGACTGTTCGTTGCCACTTGTAGAAATAGTACTGAAGCCAGAAATCTCGTCAAGAATTACACAGATAACGTTGTAACCTTCCCATGACTCTCTCTCTGAGTGACCAGAGTGACATGTAATGGATTTATCAAACGATACACTTTGCGCTGTAATACTATACTTACCAACAAACCATGGAGAATCTTCAACTCTTTTTCTAAAACCCTTAAAGAATACGTTCTTTGCTTGTTCAGAGTTGATAGCAATATTAATAATGTCAATAGAGTCCCCTGGTGGCTTGCCAAAATATTTGGCTGGATCTTTTAAGCATAGAAGCAAATATACAAGGTAGGTTACTGAGATTGTAGAAAGATAATCTTTACCCGACCCCTTTCCTAATTGCAAAATTACTTCATTACAAGTTTGACGAGATCTTTTAAGACCTTCTTCTTCTCCATATAACTTAGTCAGAGTTTCTTTTTTATAGATTTGAGTCATCGCTCTAATCGCTTGGTATTGATATGAAGATAGGGGTGGAAGATGCAGATAGTCTTCATTGGTAACAAACTCTTCAATTGTTACGGGGCGTTCTTCAAACTCATCATCCTCCAGCGCCGATATAAAATCATCAAACATTAGAAACCTTCAGCCTTGCCCGTAACTTCTTCTAGACGCCTAAATACTTCTCTCTTACAATGATCACATTCCGCCACAACTTCTTTAAGAATTTTTACAAGAATCTCCTGTTTACGCTCAGTCTCAATAATCTGCTGGGCTATTTCACTATCCTCAATTAGTCCAGCCTTCTGAAGCATATCTATTTGTTTTTGCTGAATATCTGCCACAATTTTGATACCAGCAGTTTTTTTACCTAAATCTCCAATTGTGCCAGCCTGACTAATAACGTCCCAACCCTCTTCAATAAGCATCGAATAATGCCTATCGGCACCAGATAGCGCCTCTCTTGCTCGCATCTGAATTTGTCTATCACTCTGAATAACTGAACGCCACTCATCAAGGTACTCCTGTACCTCTGCTCTTTTAAAGCCTGTAAGTTTTGCAATAGTAGTTGGGTTAGTAGTTCCTTTTAGGAATACATCCACAACTTTGTTTATTTTCTCCCAGCGTTCAGCGAGGACTATTTCAGTTGACATTCATCTTCTTTCTAATACTTTTCTTTGCGTGGACCACTCCCTTTAACCGATCCACATAGAAGGAACGGTATTCCCCCGTACTAGGAGAGTAACAATCTATCCAGGTAACGTCCTTTTTGATATTATGAGCAAGTCTAATAAATCTAAAAGATCCACGAACATCCTTAAATTTAAGCGAGTCTCCTGGCTTAATGACAGTCTTTCCAAACTTCAGTTCATAGAATACTGATATATCTGGGTTTACTTTATAGGATGGGGCCTCATCGGAATCGCTAACCCTTTTTTTAGACATGACTCTCCTTGTTAGGTGGCAAATCCACTTCCGCCACGGGTTGGAGCCCAGACCATTCCTGGTGAATCAATGTTTCTTACTAATCTCAGGCCACAGTCAGGGCAGATAGCATTGTCTCTATTTTCCATTTTCATTAACATCTCATGCGACTTATCACAATCAATGCATGTAAAGGTATAAAGCGGCATTACTTCCATGTCTCCTTCATTGCAATACTCAATAGTACCAGATAACCCATAAGATCGTCAAGATCATTTTCTTTAAAGGTGTTGTCGCCATCCATAAATCTAGATAGTTTATCATCTATGCGAACTTTTAACTGTTCAGTTGTATCCGACCGCGAGAATATTCTTACTGGATTAAGTGCTGAATTACCATATGATCGATTCTTTTCTATTAACAGAGCAGTAACCCTATGGCATTCTTCTTGAATCGCCATCTCAACGTTGTTGCGAGGGATTAATTTACCCGATGATTTTACATTTTCAGTCTTAGTGTACATGTGCTGTAAATCTTGCTCAATCATTTTTTACCAAACTTTCTTGGGTCACGGATGAGATTATGTTTTACTAAGTAGCGATAGATAGTCTGATGACTTACTCCGCATTCTTTAGCAATCTCTTCTAAAGATTTTTTATCTATAACATATCTTTTAGTAAGATAACTTTTATTTTCATATAGTTTAGACATGATTAACCAAATTCATATGTGCATAATAGGCTAATCCAAATGCATCTCCAACATCATTATCTGTTATATAAATATTAAATTTATTATTAAAATAATCAAAATTTTTTTGCTTTCTTAAAGTTCTTGAATAATACCTGTACCAATTATCTGATTTGCCAGGAAATTCTAATTTAATCCCCTCTTTATCAGCCTTTGTTAAATTTTTATTACCTATGTATGACTGCCATTGAATCGGAGGAACTGTAATAATGCTATTAGAATCTTTAGCCAAACCTCCGACTAACGCCCCCACAATCATAGCCATATGGATAGCAACTGCTTGAGATTTTACCATAATGGCTGACTCTATACAAATATAATCTGGCTTAACTTCTTCCTTAATGAAAGGAATCTTGTCTCTACAATCAATTACTTTGTCATATATATTGTTCCCATGAAATTCTACCTTACCCCATTTAATTGGCTTATCATCAAAGAGGCAGAAGGCAAAGGAATTAGTAGAAGAGTCTACTCCTAAGACTGTACTAGCGTTTTGTTTTATTAGTTTTTTTAGCGACATTTTTAATAACCTCTAGAATATTTCCTTTATCCTGCTGCTTATTTTTATCTGTACAGGTAAAACATAAATCATTTTCATTGTATCTACTGAGTAATTGACCGCACTCACAATATCTTTTTTCTCCACTTAGCCTTCTTTTGTTTTCATAATACTTAGTCATTATTTTTTTGTTTGTCGCTAAACGACAACAAGCGGGGGTACAATACTTTTGATTCTTTTTATTAGATTCAAATGGCTGCCCACAATTAGCGCAGTTTTTCACTCAACACCCACTTTGAGATTAGTAATCTTTACCTGACCATCCTCACGCTCTTCACATGCCTCTGATACTGGGCACCCTTTACAAGTCCAGGTAGACTTTGTGTATCCTCGTTTTGGTGGAATATTGTTTTTGTATGATTCACGAACCTCTTGCATCCAAGAAAACACATACTCAATATATTCTTTATTCTTATCATTCATCTCAATGGGGATGCAAAGTAGTTCATTATCATTTTTATTTTCATATAAAATGAATCCCTCATCTGCCCCCTCAATTTTCATATAAACTAATAATTGAAGAAGATGGCTTGGAGAAGGGTGTCCTTCACCCTTTCTTTGAATGAAATATTGGTCTTTGATCGTTTTGATCTCACCGATAATCTCTTCATTGTCAACCTCCAGTACTAGGTCAGCGAACCCTCTTACGGGAGGGTCGGTGTTTTTAATCTCTCTTTCATTCTGTTTTAATAAACCTGTAGATTCGACAAGTTTTTCTATGCGTTCGTGGGCGGCTGTTCCAGATCTCATAGATGCAATGTTGGCGGCTGGAATATTATCCGTAAACTCAGCACCGTTAAAAGCAATCCACCAGTATCTTGCACAAGTCCCATGACCATATCCAATTGTGCTGGGAGCAAAAGATGTTTTTCTTTTAAACTCTTTATTTGTATTAGATTCTTGATATGCAGAGTTAAGCATCTTTACAAATTTTCGTGCATTTAATTTGGTATTCTTAGGTTTAGTCATCAGTGATGATAATAGATTCTTTGTCATATTAACCTAAATTATACCTTACGATGTACTTCAGCGAATCCACAACCTTATCTAAACTATCCTTGGTAGAATAGTAAACATTCTTTTTAATGTTATTTGGAGATCCAGTTGGGCCTTTAGCCGCCGTCGAATACCATGCTGCAAGAATGCCAAACTTAGCAGATAGAGCCTGAAGTTTTGCAATAAGAGTGAGCGCCTGGGTTGGAGGGATATCTGGCTTAGAGATAATTTTTACGATAGCAGCCATAGCCTCATCAAGACCTTCGTCTTTAATAAAATCATGGATATCAGTAAACTCTGACACCTGATTAATAAGATCAATTGTATTTTCCATCTATCTCCTCCAATAATTCTTCTAGCACTTCCCATTCAATAATGGCGAGTCTAGTCCTTCTGCCACCGCTGCCTAAGACAGCCTGAAGCAAAGGGTTCTTTGTGTTATCTGTCTTAAGACAATCAGTAACAATCTTGGCCCACATATCCTGGCTTAATGATATTGACTTGGCATATTCTTTTACATCTACTACAAACCTGTCTATGTTTCCATCGGCTTTTTGGTATTGACCGCGACCACTATTTTTATGAGCCTTTGCACCCATTCGTTTTAATTCTGCACGCTCACTCATATGCTAACCTAGCCCCACCTTCATGTCCATTAGGACATACCCAGTAAACTTTTTTGTTTTCTGAGTCGTATTTACCTTTAGATACTGTCTGAAAACATCCTGGTTCAGAGCATGTAAACGTTCCATCTATTTCTTTAAGATTAGCAGGCTTACTTGTGTCGCTAGTAATAAATGTTTTAGGGTCTATCATATTTTCTCATAGACCAATTTTGTGAGTTCTTCTTGCATATCAAGGTCTTCTCTGACCCTGGCAATAACATTAGCGCGACCTTGGATACGATCACCTAGCACTGTATACCATGCACCGCCGCGTTCAATAACACCTAACATTTCGGCACTATCAACTAGGTCGGCAACCTGATCCACGCCTACATGTGATCCCTGGAAATAAAAATCGTACGACCCCGTAATAAACTGTGGACCAGTTTTGTTATAGTCAATAGTCCAATTAACTGGGCGACCAACCTTCTGTTCAATTAACTTATCTCCTACTGCAATTTTGTCCTTGATGCTTGAAGCCTCTGCTTCACTTGACCATAGTTTAATAATTGTACTAGAAAAGAACTTTACAGCCATTCCACCTGTGGGAATATGGCTAGCGTGCATGGAGCCAAACTGGTTACGTTGTTGAGAGATAAGAATGAGAAGAGTTTTATCATTAACGTAGTTTAACATTTTGACCGCGTGGGTCATATCCTTTGCTTCTGCTCCAATTTGTTTAGTATCTTGCAACTGCTTTAGTTCAGATCCATCTTTTTCAAAGTAGATCGCTGGCAGTAGTGCAGAGATGGAGTCTACAACAAGGAGGTCCACTCCCGACTGGATAAGTTGCGTCCCAATATCAACCATGTCGTTAATTGTTTTTGCGGAGGAGTAAATAAGTTTTGAGGAATCGACTCCAAGTTTTTCAGCCCATTCAGGAGAATATGACTGTTCGGAATCGATCCACGCGCATGTCTTCCCTTCCTTCTGGGCATCTGCAATAAGTTGCAGGCAGAATGAGGACTTTCCAGCACTTTTATTACCCCAGATAAGAACTTGCCGACCATACGCTAGCCCTCCTTTTAGAGCAACGTTTAAAGAAAAACTTGGAGTTTTCTGCTTATGTATCTCTACATTAGCGGCGCTTCCTACCATCTTTCTTATTTTTGGATCTAATTTGGATAGAACTTCCTCCATCATCATGTCGCTCATTAAAGTGATTCTCCAATACTTCTGATAATTTTTTTATCTCGTCGTTTCTAGAACGACCTAATGTTGATATTATTTGCTGCATAAGTTCTTCATCGTGTCCACGAATAACAAGAAGTTTTTCTCCATCTGAACCATGCAGAAAGTAAGCGTCCATTATATCACCCACGGGTGCCGTGCAGCCGTGACCTTTTTTTATTTACTTCTGCTTTGGACTTAACTGTTTTATGCAGGCTATAAATTACTTCTCCGTTATCTAAAAGACCTTGATACAAATCAAGAACCCTAATAATAATGTCCGCTAATTCTTCTACAACTTGATCATGACCTTTTGATTTTCTAAGAGCCTCTAGTACTTCGGTTGCTTCTGAATGAATCATTGCAATCTGCTTTGCATAGAAGATAAACTTGTCTTCTTCTGGTAGAGATCCTAGTGCGTCCCAAAAACCTTTTTCTACTGCTGTTTCATGCAATTTATCTGCTAAATAATCTAAGTTCATCTAATAAATCCTTTAAGTGTTGTAGCGCCAGATGTTGTTTCACCAAATATAGGTTTACAATGTGACCCTGGCCTCATTTTTGCTAAGGCCTCTCCATACATAGAGGGAAAAATTACAATGGATGTAAGATCTTTTTCATCATTTGCAAGAACAGCGTTCGCCATCTTATCACCCTTTTTAGTTCTTCTTGGCTCCATGTCTACGACAAAATATTCATCTGGCCCAAGAGTCATAGTTTTTGCCTTTAAGAATTGTACAAATGAATTGCTAGCAGAGTCAAGGGAATCTGGGGGAAGGTACGAAAGAATTCTGTTGTCTGATATTAACAGGATATACATTTTTCCAGGCTCAATCGTCGTATCTTGATTATGGAATACCCCAACGCTTCCTGTCTTATCGACTATTTCTACTCTACTCCACCCCTCTCCTCGCTTAATAGATTTGACCATACCCATAACAATGAAGGCACCATTTTCATCATATTCTTCCAGAGGTCTAAAGTATGATTCTACCCAACGAGGAATATTAGTAACAAACTCTGGAATATTTAAGAATTCATACAGGCTTTCTCTTTCGTTTCCAGTCCTTGGATTATCCTCAAATGCTGCAGCACCAATTCTATTAAGTGCATCGACGGCGCGACTATTAATACCAGAACCTTTTTTACTAGTGAATTCAATAAATTCTTTATATGAACTAAACGGGCGTCCAGCAAGAATCTTTTTAGAAATCCCAGCAGATAAGTATTTAATATTCCCAAGCCCAAATCTAATAGCGTCGCCCTCAAGTGTGAAGTCCTCTCCAGACTCATTGATATGTGGCAGGCGAATCTTAATATTCATTCTCTTGGCTTCAATAAGGTAGTCAGTTCTCTTATCTTTATCTAATTCATTTTTAAGTAAGGAATACATAAACTCTATTGGGTAGTATCTCTTAAGCCAAGCCGTCCAATAAGATAGCGTAGAGTAGGCCACAGCATGACTCTTATTAAAGGAGTATCCAGCATGGGCCTCAAAAGTATGCCAGAGTTTTTCGGCGGCGTCCTTAGAAATGTGTCGTGAAGCGCCAGAAACAAATTGATCCTTAAACTGGTCGAATTCTTTTGCATCTTTCTTCTTTCCAATAATCTTACGAACCTTGTCTGCCTCTGCCATTGTCATCCCGCCCAAATAAACACAGGCCTGCATGACTTGTTCTTGATAAAGGATACACCCATAAGTATCTTCTGTGAACTCTTTAATAATTGGATGAATATAAGATACCGCCTGACGCCCCTTCTTTCTTTTAATATAATCTGCACCAATAGTATTCATCGCGCCTGGACGTACAAGAGCGTTTGAAGCGGAAAGTTCATTAAGATTACTTACCCCCATTTTTATAATGAGGTTAGTGTAAGGAGTTGCTTCTGCCTGGAATACACCTTTAGTAAATCCAGCAGAAAGATCGGCATAGACTTCTGAATCATCCATCGGAATATCTTTTAGATTAATCTCAATACCTTTACGCTCCTTAACGCTTTCCAAGGTATCTTTTACAACAGTAAGAGTCTTGAGTCCAAGAGCATCGATCTTAATCAATCCAATATCTGCTGCCTGCTCCATGTCTACTGCGAC